AAGCCACCATTTGTGGCTTTTCATTACGAGGTTAAAGATCCCGGTTTTTATTCAGCCAGAGGTGTAGTTGAACTTCAAGCAACCATGGAAGCTGATCTAACGAAGCTTCTTAATGACAAGAATGATTTTATGACTCTCGCAAACAGACCACTGTTTCGCGCTGAGAGAGATATGCCTAACACGGGTAATCTCAGGATGACACCTGGCAGCATCCTGCCATTTGGAATCCAACCAGTTGCACATCAGGCACCTCCAATTTCGTTTGATACTCAGATGAATGTCATGCGGGAATTGGCACAGAATAGAGTATCCACACCAGATTTTGGTCTAACTCAAACGCTACAGAATACTGAGAGGCGTACCGCAACTGAGATCCAAGCTATTGGAGGTTTGTATCAGCAAAGCAGTGATTTGCGGATGAGAATATTCCGTATTGCACTTGGCAAACTCTACCGCATGAGTTGGTCCGTTTTATTGCAATACGATAAGACTTCTTTGGATTATTGGTATTTAGACACTGCACAACAAATCCCACAGGAAGCACTGCATCAAAACTATGGCATTCAGCCAACTGGATCAGCAGATGGAGTGAATAAGCAGTTACTAATGCAGAAAGCAATCACTCGTTTTCAGATGTTTGCCAATGATCCGTTTATCGACCAAGGACAATTGCGGAAAACTATTCTTGAATCAGACGATGCCACTTTGGTTAAACGCTTATATCAAGATCCAATGGATCAACAAGCCACCCAGGCAGAAGATCAAGCGAACGAAATCACGTTCCTCAGACTTGGTTTCCCAGCAGTAGTTAAAGAGTCAGATGATGATGCGGTACACATTCAGACAGTTGTAAACTACATCAACAATCGATCTCAATCAGGTGCACAACCTGAGCCAGCAGAAGGACAAATGTTGGAGCAACATATCGCTCAACATTTAGAAGCTTTAAAAGAAAAAGATCCAAAAGCCGGGAGACAGATGGAAGTTGAATTGAAGAATTTATTTGCACAACTGCAACAAGCAGCAACGCAACAAGCACAACAAAATGCTGAACAAACTGAGGAGAATGTTGGGAGCGTTGAGGACATTGCGGCAGGTGCCCCAGTGGGTCAACCCGCCTGAATGGTCAAATGAACATGCTGTAAAGCTACAGCAATTCCTAAAATCTGAGACTGGTGTTGCATTGCAACAACACCTGAGAAACTTGCACATCACTAATTGTGATAGATTAATCTCAGCCCCAGCAGATTTGTCCTACAAGACGGGTCAAGCATTTGGCTTTAAATCTGCATTGGCAACAATAGACGGTCTAGCCGCGATAAGATCGCAACCGGAAGAAGTTGTCACAGGTGTGACCGACGACCTGGAATGGTTGAGGCAACCTAGTAATTAGAATTTATGTCTGAGGCTAAAACAGAAGCACCAGTCACGGTGGATAACGAGCGCGAGCAATTGCTACAAGCATTAGCGGAAGCTGATGATAGCGCGTTCGATTTAACTGCGAAAACTACCTCGATGCCGCAGGTCGAGGAACCTGACACGGAGTCTGCCAAAGTGGAAGACACCCCCAGAGAAGAAGCACCGGAGCAACCGGGAGAGGAAGAGTCACAAGAAACTGAGGAGGAGGAACAACCCAAATCCAAGTATTCTAGGACTAAAAAAGCACAGGACCGGGCAAACAAATCTTGGCGTGAAGTCAATGAGGCGAAAGCTAAATTGAAAAAAGAACGTGAAGAGTTGGATGCTCGTAAAAAAGCGTATGAGGATGGACACCAGCAAAGTCTGGAAGAGATCCAACAGCGCACCAATAACAGTCGTTTTTCACCTGATGAGTATGAGTCAGTGGCTCAGGAATTTGAAGATGAAGGCGATCATGCCAATGCTGAGGCGGCACGAAAAGCAGCACAGCAAGCTAGGCAAGCTGCAAATGAACAGCAGCAGAAGAAACAACAGGCTGACTTTGTGTCCAAGTGGGATACAAATTGGAAACAAGCCACTTCTGCACACAAAGACTTGAATGATCAAGACAGCGAACTGTTCAAAAAAGTTGGCCAATTATTGGAGAAAAAACCTGTTCTTACTCAATACCCGGATGGGATCACAGATGCCGTCGAAGCGGCGGCAATGTATCTCAGAGCAAACCGATCTTCTGATCTGGAAAAACAGGTCAGCGACTTAAAAAAACAAGTTGCTGAGTACGAAGAGAAATTAACACTGAACGGTAGCCAACCCGGCAACGTGTTGCAGGTTGAATCATTTAGCAATCTTCCCGTGGAAAAACAACGGGCGGAGTTGGTTAAAGCGATGCAAAGTGCAGACGAGTCAGGTGTTGGCATGTTCGCAAATTAAAATAAAACAATATGGCAGGAACAACTCTAACGACAACTGGATCAACGACAGCAGGACCAGAGTCAACACTACAAGATTATTTCAATAAGAAATTACTTGAGCAAACTCTAAAGACAATTGTCTTGGATCAGTTTGCCTATAAATCACCTCTCCCCGCAAAAGCTGGGCACAAATCGGTACGGTTCTTCCGTTACCCAGAATCAGAAACTACTAATGTGCAAACAATGGCTGAAGGCACATTAGTTACACTTGGTAATTCCAAGCAATTGTCAATGACCACTGTAGACGTAGATCTCGCTCAATATGGACAGACAGTTACAATTTCGGATTTATTGAGTAATGTGGAATTGTTTAACACAATGGAGCAAGCAACTGTTCAAAATGGACAGGATGCATCATTAAAAGTTGATGAGCTACTTCGCAACACACTTGGTGACTCTACTGCAACTCAAGCACGTTATGCTGGTGCAGCTACATCATATGCCACTGTCGGTGGTACTGATGATGCAATGACCGCATTGGACATTCTTGATGCTTGCACAAATCTACGAGTCAACAACGCTCGTCCATCAAACGGTTACTTCACTGCTATCATGGCACCAGAAGTTGCTCGTGATTTGATGAACGACGATGATTGGTTGGAAGCAAGCAAGTACGGTGCACCAGATCAGCTTTTCAAAGGTGAAGCAGGTCGGTATGCCGGGTGCCGTGTGGTAACCACAACGAACCCATACAGGCAGAACACTCAACGCACCTACAATGCTGCTGGTACTAAATACAGCACATTTGTTGTGGGTGACCAGGCATATGGTGGTGTGAACCTAGCAACAATGAGTGCTTACTCGCCCAAGATGATCATTGCTCAAGGACCAGATAAAACTGATCCATTGGCTCAGTTCACTACTGTCGGGTTCAAGTTCTATTATGGTTCTACCATATTGAATGGTGCTCATGCAGTGAACATCTACTCAGTCACTAACTATAGCTAATCAATTTGACTGGGGGGTTAATAGCCTCCCAGTCTCTTTTTAATTATGCCAAAAGTAGAAATACCCATTACCTCACTGCAAATTGCAGATGAAGAAGGTGTGATGGTTCTTCCAGAAGTGGGAGATGCCGTCAGTTTTACCATTGAAGGATCTGTTGAATCACTTGGAGACGAGTATGCAACAGTTGGAATGGAAACTGTTAATGGTGAACCAGCATACCCGGAAGAAGAGGTCGTGGAAGAATCAGTTGAGGTGGAAGCACCATCCAGAGATGAGATGATTGCGACCATGCAAGAATTAGATCAGGCACAAGGATTATAATAATGAGTACATCAAATATAGGTAACCCAATTCAAGGCCGCCGATTGAAAAGCGGAAATAGTGGTCAGGAAGCAATTGCTATAAAAGCAGATAACGGTGACACAAGTACCGCTGGTTCTGCTACTCCATTCTTGGAGTTTACAAACGCTAAAATAGATGGTTCAGACAAGGACGGCAGTACCAACTTAACAGTATATGCTGTATCTGGATTGACTCCAGGTGCCACTGATGTTGAAGGCGTTTTGTGCAGCATCAACGGTGTTAAATATTGGATACCAGTCTACAAAGCTGATTAATGCCACTGGTTGAGTTTAAGAATCACGAGACAGGTGAGATCAAAGAATTTTTGGTCTCATCTGATCTCGATAATTTTAGTGATGGCACAGGAACCTGGGCGAAAGTTGAGGTTCCTACGAGTTTCGCCATTGGAGGTATGAAGCAAGCACCGTCTCAGAAGCAGATGATGAAGAGTGGATACCACCGACAAGAAAACTCAAAGAAAGGCTGGAAGAGTGAATACTCCCGGCAAAAAGTAAAAAAGATTTGGGGATTATAAAACATGGCACGACAAAACGACACACTGGCGAATTTTGGAGCGGCAACAAACGAGGAACTAAGCGTTACAACGAGCAACACTGTTCCTGCTAACGCATCATTGAAGACTGAGACAGCACCCGCTTTTCTGCTATTGCAGAATGTTGGAACTGTACCAGTTTTTTATCGCCTAACCGCTGATGCGGATTCTGCGACTTGCACAACTGCGAGTGGTAATTATACGGGAATTTTAGCCGGCAGCACTTCCGACGAAGACGGCACTGGCACAGTAATCACATTTGCAGGATACACTGGTGGGCTAGCTTTTTGCACGAAGTCAGGAACCGGCAAAGTGAATATCGCATTTAGCGGCAGACTGGGAGAATAAAATGGGAATAGCCAATGTTATAAACGTCACCGGATCGGCGGGAGGCGGCGAGATAATACGGGAGTTAAGTAATAGCTCAGACGGGCAAGGACTTCATTTTGATGGGGTAGCGGGAAATATAGATTTAGCTACTCCTCCAGATTTGGGAAACAAGTTCAGCTTTGAGTTTGTAGTAAAAGCTGACAGTACGGGAAGTAGCGGCAAGATAATTGATTTTGGCGATGGTGGGCGATTCACGATTGAGCACAATACTACAGGGCTACAAGTTAAGCCGAGCAATTCGGGAGGTTGGGTCACACTTCAATCGCCGTCCCCGCTTGCTGATTTAAAAGTTCATCATTTGGTGCTGACCGTCGATGGCACTTCAGCGACTCTGTACGACAACGGAAATCAAACCACCACCGCCACAATTTCTGCGACCGATATTGACAGCTGTGCAGACGCTAAAATCGGCAGTTACTTTGACTCTGCAACGGATTTATTTAACGGTTCAATCTACCGCTGCCGATTCTACAACAAAGCTCTCACACACGACGAAGTAGACACTTGTTTTCAACGTGCTGACGTTCCGTTTGCTGACCAGTACGGCAGTCAGACGATTGCGGGTACATTTGCGAATACTAGCAGTGGTTCAGCCGCGTTCGGAACGCTAACCGGAGTCAGTGCTACTGGTTTCACTGGTCCATATAATAACGGAAATGCTACCAACCGAGCGGGTGCAGCTATCACTGGGGGTTTTGAAATTGGAAAAGAATATAGAATTAGTTTTGACTACGCGTTAAATGGAGCTACTGGTGCGGCTTTGTGGGCCTCTTCCGGCCCAGCACTGTCTGGTGTAGAGTTAATTTCTGCGCTAAGTGGTACAAGTTTTTCAACAACATACACTCCGACAGCTACAAGCGCATATTTGCAATTTTATATTGGCGGCGTTCCAGCGAGTGGTAATTTTGTCGTTTCGAATTTTGTGTGCGACCAAATAGGAGCAGTATCAGACTACGACCTAGCATTTTCAAATCCAACGCAGTCGCTGATGGTGCAGGACAGAGCAGGAGCGGCAGACGGAACTGCTTCAGCGACAGGAGTTGAGCAGACGCAGAAGATTCCTCAACTCAATGCCGAAGAATTGCGAGTTGCTGGAAGCACACCTAAAATCGGAGTGGGATTAGCAAACACCGTTACTCCAGCCGGTAAATTGCACGTTCACGGAGCAGACGGTGACGGTTATCTTCGTTTGTCGACGGACACAACCGGCGCGACTGCCACTGACGGGGCGAGGATTGGATATAATGCAAGCGACCTTCGCATCCAGAATTTTGAAAACTCCAAGATTCAATTTTTCACAAACAATACCACCGAGGCGTTGACGATAGATAACGCCGGAAACGCAATTTTTCAAAAAGCAGGTGGGGCTTATTTGCAAC